ACCAACTACAAATCGACACACAAAGTGAAGAAAGGAGTTAGTATAAATTTCATCCAACCTTTTGAGTTAGACGTAATTTCTTAGGTCCAATAGCTTGAGGACCCAGACTGCTCTCGATACCGACCTTCATTCTGAGTTACAATGAAGGTCTCACGACGACGCAACCTCCTACCGGTCAAATTCGATCGGTAGTTGGAAGGTTGTTGATCGGCTACTTCTTCTGTGAACGTAGTTTTATCCAAACTATGAACGAGAGAAGAAGTAATACAATCGCCCAGGGATCCTTTGGGATTTGTTCCAAAAGATTCACAAACAGCTGTAAGCTGTTGAAGGCGATGCCAGAGGTAGGGTCCATGACGTGTTTCCTTTTTGGTATCTGCTATAAACCGCAGGTATCTAAAGGTCACGAAGCCATGGGCTTTTCGCTTTGGTTCCCTGCAGCTCACCAGGAATTCTGGTGGGTTAAAGGGACGATCAACAAGAACTCCACTAGTAGCAGGGAAATCAAGTGGAACCAAATAGGGTATCAATCCTATTGAAGCCATATGATGACCAAGCATAGTAAGAGTTCCAGGAATTTCGATATCCAGCCATCTTCGGCGCAAGCCGTTAATGATTGAGTACAGAAAAGCCTCGTATTTTCGTCGTGATAAAAGCCCGGTATCGACCTCTCCAAGTTGGAAAGGTCTAACGTCCACCCCATGGAAGAAATCACTTCCACAGGATTCTCTGAAATATCCTTCATGGTATGTCTTTTCAGTGTTTATTACGAGGCCAAACTTTGGAAAAAGTGAGGCCACGAAGGGATGAAGACGGCTATCATAAATTAAGTCGTCCCCATAAGCACTGACCTCTAAATTCTTGTTAAAGAATTCGAGAGAAATACCCTTCAAGATACTCAGAAACAACAACGTTTGAAGCGGAAACGTAAAACCAATGCCCATCGTTGAGAAAGTTGTAGTCTCAATTATGGTACCATCGGCCATACGAATCTTCCCGATTCTCCCCATCTTAAGGGCGTTAGCCCATCGGACAGGAAGAAGACGGTCAATCAATTGGCAAGTAATATTATCACTTGCCAAGGATTGGTCGGCAGTTGTGAGTTTAGAATTCACACTCCCGATCTTAGCTAAGGCACCATGAGCTTTTTGAAGACTCCTGATGTCGTAGCCCGCTTTAAGAAGCCG